TTAATACTGGATTAGGTAATCAAAATAATAATTTATTATGTGGAACTGCTTCTGCTACTATAAGAGATTTTAATACTTCAACTGGTTCATCTAATTCATATAATTGTAGTTGTTTTGTTAATTATGAAGATGAAAATGATTTTCAAAATAAATCACAAATAAAAATTGTTGTTATTAGACAATTTTTAGACATATCAACACCTAATCCGGAAAGAAAAATGTATGTTAATTATACATTTAATTTACCATTACAAGATTAAAAAAAATAATATGAATATAATATATATATAATGTCATTAAATAAATTCTTTGATGAAAATAAAGGGTATGATATAGGGTGTGATATAGGAGCAGATGAAATGAAATGTAATAATATTACTTTATCGTCAATTAATGGTTTTCCTTATCCGCCAGAAAATCAATTAAATAATTTATATGAAGATTATATACCTAATTGTAATGTAGAAGGTGGAAGCGTAGGAACAATTGAACCTTCTACATTTAAATCTACTATGGTATCACAACCAACAGAATTTAATAAAGTAAGTTTATTAGGTTTCGCTGTTGAATGGAAAGACTGCCAAATGGTATATACCGGTGCTCCGGATAATTATAGTAGTTTTCAATTTAATGTAGAAATACCAAGTGGAGCAACTTATGAAACTTTAAATGGGAGTGGAAGTTGTATAGTATATGACGGACAAACCTTTTATAATGGTAGTGTTGTTTTTAGTCCTTCCGGAATATCATCTAATCCATTAAGAGTAAGTTGTTATGTATATGGAACTAATCAAAGTCCAGTATTAGCAACACGAAGAATATTTGTAAGTGGTTATTTACAATATAATAGAACTTTTACCCCTAATCCATAATTTTTGTATTTATAATCTATTAATATATTATTAGATTATATGAAACCTATTGATGCTCCTAAATTAGAAAAGTATAAAGGTAAGACACTATGGCAAGAACATTTAGAGAAAGTTAAAAAACAAAATCCACAATGTAAATATTGGTATGAATTAAAAGAATTAGCAGATAAAGAATGGAAAGAAAAACCAAGACAAGTAATACATTATAAAAATGATGAAAAACCAAAACAAACTATAAAAGTCTATAAAAAAAGTGAATTTCAATTATTTATGGAAAATTATGAAGATACAGATGAAGGTAAAAAAAAAGGTTTTGAAGAATGGAAAAAAATAAAATTAGAACAAAAGAAAATTGAAGAAGAAAAAAATATAATTAAAGTCAATTTAGATGGAGATAGTGAATGGATAAAGCATTTAAAAAAGATAGATATAGAAAATCCACAAATTATAACATATAAAAAATTGAGAGAAAAGGCAATTGAAGAATGGTATAAAATAAAATTATAAATCAATTTTTATAAATATATTATATATGAGTGATAATATAATATATTGTGGTATAGATAAAATACCAAAAGATAAAAGAAGAGGGACTATTAAAGAATGTGCTGAAAAAAAACAAGTTAGATACTATGGAATAAAAAAAATAGACCCTAAAATAATTGAAAATATAAGAAGTAAAAAAACTATACCGGAAACAAGAGAAAAATTATTTATAGAACTTTCCGGATTAAGAGGTAAAGTAAAAAAACTTAAATCGTGTATTGAATTTCCTAAAATATCACAAAAAGAAAAAGAGAAATGTGAAAAAGATTTAATAAAAACAGAAAAAAAAATGAAAATAATTATATCTAAATTAAAAAAGGTTGAAGAAGAAAGAAAACGAATACAACTACAAAAAAAGAAAGAGAAAGAAAAAGCAAAGAAAGAGAAAGAGAAAAAGAAAGAAAAAGCAAAGAAAGAGAAAGAGAAAGAGAAAAAGAAAGAAAAAGCAAAGAAAGAGAAAGAGAAAAAGAAAGAAAAAACAAAGAAAGAGAAAAAGAAAAAGAAAAAGAAAGAGAAAATTATAAAAAGAATTGATACAGATAAATTATTGAAACAAATGGAAAAAGATAAAAAGATATTTTTGAAAGAATTAAATAAAATAAAGAAAAAGAAAAAGATATAAATATAATACTGAAATAATTAAATCAAATAAAGAAAAAGAAAAGATATAAATATAATATTTAATAATTAAGTTGAATAATATATTGATTTATTTTATATTATTATAATAAGTATAATATATTTATTTTTTTATTTATATAATATATATAAATAATGGAAACAATAAAAGTTATTGAACCGAGAGTTAATGTTGTTGGCGATGTTCAAAAAAATCATATAGTTCTATATGGTGGTATGAGATATACCGAACAAGTTGAAAGTGCTGATAGTTGGGGTTCTCCTTCTTCTACACCTATTAATGCTGTTTGGAATATTTTTCCGGCATCTACACAAACTATTGTTGATAGATATATGAAAATTAGATGTTATGTTGAAATTACTACTGATGCTGATTTACAATTAGGAACTAATGACGCTCTTCGTCAGTATCCTATTAGTGCTATTACTGATGTCATTACTTGTCAAATTAACGGACAAGCAGTAAGTGATAATCTTGGTGATAAAGTTCACGCTATGCTTTGTTATGGCAATAGAGATGAATTATATAAATCAACTTCTATGACCCCGAATTATCCAGATAATTATCAAGAATATAGTGATTATACTCTATATGGCAGTGGTAAAAATCCTCTTGCTTCATATGGTGAATGTGGTATGAGTGCTGATCCTCGTGGTGGTTTTCCAGTTGAAGTTATTGCTCCTAATAAAATAAGAGTTGTTATCACTGAACCTATTATGATAAGTCCGTTTTTAGACGGACAAGGTCATCAAGATGAAGGTTTTGTAAATGTTAATAGAATTCAAATCTCATACAGATGGAAGAGCGACCTTTCTAAAATTCTTTCACACGCTACAACTGGTAATCCTATTACCGCTGTTGATGTTAAATTTTATCAAGCACCCGAGATTTTATATACACAAATTACTCCGGATTTAACTCAACCTATACCACAATTACAAGTTCTACCATACAACAAACTACAAGAATATCTTAAACCATCAAATACTTTTGCTTCCGGTGAAGTTCGTCAATTGGTTAGTGATAGTATTAAACTTTCTCAAATACCTACTCATATGTATGTATTCGCAAGACACGCAAGAGAAACCTCTAATTATCTAACAAGTGATAGTTTCTTAGTATTAGAAAAATTAGATGTTCTATGGAATAATCAAAGTGGTCTATTCTCACAATGTGGAAAACAAGAACTTTATGAAATATCTCGCAGAAATGGTTGTAATCTTTCTTATCAAGCATTTAGTGAATATCGTGGTTCTGTATTCTGTGCTGAATTTGGTAAAGATATTGGTCTTCTTGATACAGAAGCACCACAAGTTCAAGGACAATGGACTATACAAGTTAGACCTACTTTTAGAAATGCTTCAAGTCTTGGTGATAATTGGGATTTTTATGTAGTATTCTCAAATGGTGGAACATTTTCAATTAGTGAAAATATGGGTAGAGTTTCTCTTGGTAATCTTACCTCTCAAATTGTTCTTAATGCTAAAACAAGCGATGAATTAGATTATCACGGATATGAAAATCTACAAGGTGGTAAATTTCATATGAAACTAAAACATTTAATTAATAAAGTATCAAGAGGAGTTCAAAAAGGAGCAAAAGTAGCAAAAGCGATGGGAGTTCCTTATGCTAGTGAAGTTGGTGAAGTCGCTGGATTAGCAAGAAAATTAACTGGTGGTAGAGTAAGTGGTGGTGCTTTGGCAAGTGGTAATGTTATGAGAAAAGGAAGAAGAAGAGGATAAATAATATAATTTCATAAATTTAATTTATATTTATTAACAAAATATTAATAAATATATATTTTTATAATATATAATAATAATATATGACATCAATAGATTTTCAAAGTAGATTATGTAAAAAAATAATGAAATCAAGGAACATAAAAGAAAGTAGTTGTAAAACATATTTAACGGCATTAAAGAAAATTAATAAAAAAATAGATAATAGTATTGAATTAAAAAATACTAAATTTTTAAAAAATTATGATAAAGTTATGAAGGTTATAAATGAAGAAAATAAAATAACATCAAAGAAAAATAAACTTACAGCAGTAATTGTAGCATTAAATAGCGATACTGATAAAGATACTGAATTAATTGATAAATACAATAATGAATTAAAGAAATTAAGTGATACATATACGGCATTTTTAAAAACTCAAAAGAAAACAGAAACACAAGAAAAAAACTGGATAGAATACGATGAACTAATAAAATTGATAAATAAGATAATGGCAGAAGTAAAACATAGAGAAATAAATAAGAATAGAGGAAATAAAGAACTATCTAATAGAGATTTTGATATTTTACAACAATATGTAATATTAAGAACATATATTGATTATCCATTAAGAAATGATTATGCTGATATGAAAATATTAAAACTAAAAGATTATAAAAAGTTAGATGATAAAGAAAGAGAAGATAATAATTATTTAGTATTATTAAATAATAATAAAAAACAATTTCATATTAATCAATTCAAGAATAGAAAATTTATAGGTAAAAAGATATTAGATATTAATCCAAAATTAAATAAAATAATTAATCTATGGTTAAGATTTAATAAAAGTGGTTATTATTTAGTTAAAAGCGATAGAAAGACGCCTATGAACCCTAATTTAATAACTAAATTTTTAAATAAAATATTCTTAAAACATAAAGGTAAAAGAATTAGTAGTTCTATGATTAGACATATAATTATATCTCACGATTTAAAAGACCAAAAAACAATACAACAAAAAGAAAAAGAAAATAAACTAATTGAAAATAAATTTTTACATTCAAAAGGTATTAATGATTTATATAGAAAAATATAATGTCTATTATTATTAATTAATTATATATAATATAATTATATATAATGTCTATTGAAAATATTGATCGTGATAAAAAAATTGATAGTGATAAAAAAAATGATAATTATGATATATGGAATGAACTTATAGAATGTGTTAAAATTTTTGAAACATTAAATGAAAATGAAGCAAAAGAATATATACAAAATAATTTATTAGATGATATAGATGATATAAAAGAAGAATTTAAAAAAGCATTTAAAGATGTTCCTAATGATAGTAAATTAAAATTTGAAACATTAAATTTATTAGGTAGATTAGGTATATATATAACAAAAGATGAAGAAGAGGAAGATGAAGAAGATTATGAGGATATTGATGAAATTAAATGGAATGATAGATTAAGTCCTATTGATGATATAAAAGAATTACCTTAAAATAAATTAAAATATTTTAATCTTTCTTCTCTCCATTTTTTATGTTTTTTACTTTCAAAATGTTTATATGCTTTAATACCACTAAATCTACCACCACAATAACAAATAGTATATCCTTTATAATATCGTGTATTGCCTTCTTTAATTGTAATATGATTTTTAATACATAAGGGGTTTCTTTTATGTTTCATAGGAGTATCGTGAAATAAACATATATTATTATTCATTTATATAATGTGTTTTTATTAAATATTTATAACATTTATCTAAGGGTAATAAATATAATGAACTATTTTTATTATCTCCACCTTTTACACTTCTACACTTTTTTATTATTTTTTTTAATTTCTTAACTGGTAATTTATATAATTCATATTTTATAACATCATTATAAATATTATTATCTTTACAATATAAAACATAATAATAATAATAATCTGCTTTTGTTGTATTAATACCACTATCAAAACCTTTATAAGAATATTCAATACATAAATTTTGTGTCTTACTACTTAATCTATCACTTTTAACTTCTATTTTAGTATATATATTATCTTTTTTTATTATAATATCATACTCTTTAAAATATCCTTCTGTTATTTCATATTCATCATATTCTAAATACTTTAATGTTTCATTCTCATAATAACTACCTTGTTTTAAATCTCTTTCAAATTTACTATTATTATTTATAATACACATTATAAATATATTAAAAAACTATATAAAAAAAAATATTATTTTCTAAGAAATAAACTATTATTATAAAAAAAATATAATATAAATTAATTATTATAAAAAAAATATAATATATATAATAATTATTATAAAAAAAATATAATATATATAATAATATATTTACTCAAACGATTTAATATATTCATAAATCTAATAATATATGGATAAATTAATTAATTTATGAGTGATTTTATAGATTTATGAATATATTAAACCATTTGAATTAATATTCTTATTTAAACTTTTTTTTATTTATGTGAATATTCTTATTTATATTTTAAATTATAAATAATAATTTATAAATATTTTTTAAAATTCAATATTTTTAGATTTATCCTAATTTTTACCCCCTATGCTCCCCTAATGCCCTTTTTATTATATATATTTTATTTTATTTATAATAATATTTATAATAATATTTATAATAATAATTTAATTGATATATTGTGTCTATATAGAAAATATAATATATAATATAATATTATTAATATGTCTAATTGGATTGAATATGTTAAAGAATATGCTAAAAAGCATAAACTTACATATAGCGAAGCACTTAAAAAAGCAAGTCCTTCATATAGAAAGAAATACCCAGTGAAGAAAGGAGCAAAGAAAGCAACTAAGAAAGGAGTGAAGAAAGGAGCAAAGAAAGCAACTAAGAAAGTTTCAATGAAAGAACCAGTTAAAGAAGAAGTATTAGAAGAAGTAGATGATTTAATGGAGTAATTATATTATTAATTAAATTATAATTGATTTAATTAATGTATTATAAATATGTATATGGTATATTGTTATTAATCTAAATATATTTTTAAACTTTCATCATCATTTAATATATTCTGTATAATATTTTTATCAACCCTTTCAATAATATCTTTTAATCCTAAAATTTGTTCTGTTTTTGATGGTCGTAATGGTTGTTTCTTTCTAATACTTTTTATTACAGAACTTCTACACTTAATACAAGATTTAGTTAATTTTTTTGTATTTCTATTACTTATATAATCTTCTTTTTTTGTTTTTCTATTACATAAGGGACATCTTAGTTTATTACGATATTCTGTATTGTAATCTATACCTTTTATAAATTCTTCATCACTAATTTCATCTAATTCAGTAGGTTTAGTAGTTTCATTTAAATCAGTATTCTCATTTAAATTAGTAGTTTCATTTAAATCAGTATTCTCATTTAAATCAGTCATTTTATATATTATATATATATATATTTGTTTATATGATTTAATATTAAATTTAAAAAATATTTATTAATAAATAAATATATCATAATTGGTTAAAAATCTATTTTTAATGTGGAGTAATGATTTAAACGCACTTTATTATACCGAAAGTGTGTTATTTTTATAGAAATTATTATATAAACAAATATTATATATATAATAATTAAATGTTGAGAAATAGAATTAATGAATTATTTAGTAATCAAAATAATGAAAATGAAATAGATAATTATGACAAATTTATTAGTATAGTTGAAAAACTTAAATATTGTAATAAATGCGAACAATATTTATTTAAAGAACAATTTAGGGGTAAATCATATTGTATTCCGTGTTTTAAAATTTATAGAGAAAATTATAGAAAAGAACATATACAAAAAACTATTAATAATGAAACTAATAAAAGATTTTGTAAACAATGTAATAAAACTAAAAGTTTAGATGAATTTTTTAAAACTGCTCTTACAAAATGTAAAGAATGTAGTAGAAAAAAACAGAGAGAATATTCTAAAAGATATTATCATAAAAATAAATCATCAAGTAATGATGATAATTCTTCTAATGATTAATCTATTATGTTTATTAATATAATTAATAGTATTATTAATTATATATATTTATAAATGTACTATAATCCATTTATATATACTTTACAAAATTAATTAATTCCTTTCATTACATATTCTCTTACTTTATCTCTATTTGATTTATTTTTAAATGAATAG